AAGATCAGCCAACGAAGTGTCAACGGCTTGACCAAAAACCTCAAAATCTGCTGGAAGGTCTGTGACCAAGTCACTCGACGTCGGCATTTGCCAGCCGAATGCACTCGTAGGGTTGCTCATAGGTTTTCTCCTTTTCTACGCCACTATTGTGGCATTTGCCCAGTCTAAAGTCGGCGACACGCTTGACCACGTTTCAGTGATCGGCACGTCGTTCCAACGCATTGCCTGCAATGAATAAGCCAGCGGCGATAACAATAATGTCACTGAAAGTCGGTTGTACGCCGCCTGGAATGACCAGCCTTCAACGAAACCCTGAAATGTGCCCGACGACATGTTCAACGGTAAATTGTTTAGCGAAATTGCTTCACCCATAAAAACGTTGATCAACGCGTCGCGGTCAGTATTGTCAATTTCAGGATTTGTCAGGTCGAATGAAATTTCACTGAAAATGGGTTGTGGCTGGGAACGAAGCGACAAATAGAAATTTGCCTGGGCGAGCGCGTCGGCTGACTTTTCCAATGTGGTCGTGATGATCTGTGCAAGCGTGCCGTAGAGCGCGATTGAATTTGCGTTGCTGGCTGATTGTTCCGCGCTGCTCGTTGAACCGTATTTGATTGTCAACGAATTTCGAACGTCACCCACACGGGTTTGAATGCGCAAACCAGCTGCGCGGGCATGATTGGCGTCAAGGTCAACATAGCCATTTGCAGCCAGGTAATTGGTGCGGTGGGTCGAATCAGCATAGCCAATGCGCCCTTGCGCGTCTTCATAAATGTAGCCAAGCCCTGAAGTTGCCAATGCTGAAACTAAAGAATAAACGTCGGTTCGCTCAGATGATCGGCTTGCCAATTCATAATTGCCAGGGCGGTCAATGTCACCCAAACCGTTGTTTTCAGCCGTTGCCCATGTTGTTGTCGCTGGCGTATAAGTTGCCCACGTAACGGAAGGTGCAACCTGCGCCCAGGTGTTAAACAAAACGTCGCTCAAAATGTCATAAATCTGATCGCCGTCAAATTCTTTGGAAAGTACGCCGTCAGTCAACGCCTTTGGCAAACGTGCCAATGCGCCTAACGCGGTGATTGAATAAGTCTGCGTGAACATGGTCGAACCCACGTCGCGAACTTCAAGCCCAATGTCAACAACATTGCCACCGAAGATTGAAACAAATGTGTTTGATGTGTCTTTGACCTGAATTGAAATTGTCGAATTGATCTGCACGGGAATGGCAGTTTGATTCACGTCGATCAGTTGAATGTTTGTGTAGCCCGCTTGCGCCTGCTCATAAATGTTGGTTCGACCGCTGCGAATGACTAGATTTGCCAAAACCGCGTTCGTGTATTCAGTGCCGTCAATGGTCACTTTCCAAACGGGTGACCACTGCGTCATGCGATTTGTAGGCTGGTTGCGCCGCCTGTGCCGCGGTAGTAACTGTCATTTAAAGTTTCAACGATTGTTCGTGCAGTGCCTTCACGATCAAACGCGCCAGTGACGGTCAGGTTGATTGTTGTGCCCATTGAAGCATTTTCGGCTTGACGGAAACGACCAGGATTGAAATTGCTTGAAACAATGTTGTTTGATGACGCCGCTGCTTTAGCCGCTGACGCTGCAACGTTAGAAATGCTGGAAATGGTTGAACCACCCGTTGTCCCGCCAGTAACGCCACCTACGGTTGTCCCGCCCGCTGACGACGTTGAACCTGCCGCGGTAAATCCGCTAGGTAACGACGCAGTCGGGACAGAAATACCAGCCGTTGAAGTTGACCCCGTGGAAGCACCTATTTTTGAAACATAGCCAATGTCAGCACCAGGTTTGATGATGTTCATTCCACGAATAGCAATGTTGACCAAGTCAATTGCGGTGTTGATCAAACCCCTCAGCGCGGTCACAACCGTGCCCATAATGTTTAACGTTACGCTTGCAACTGTTCCAATTGAACTTAGAACTGTGCCAATTACTTTGCCAATGATCGGTGCAGCCGCCTGCAGAATGTCGAAGAATGCCTGAAATTCATTTTTGTTTTCAACAATGGTTGCTTTGATTTTGTCAAATGCTGATTTCATGCCGTTAAAAATTGGAAGTGCAACGGATTTAATAACGTTGGCAACGTTGGCAATTGTGCCGCCTAACGCGCCTTGCTTGTCCCCAAATGATTCGCTGAACTTTTCGACAATTGGAATGACCTTGTCGGAAATAAACGTTGCCAATTCAAGCACAATTGGAAGCAATGCGTCGCCGATTGCGACTTTGGCATTTTCTAATTGTGCAGTGAGAATTCTTGTGCGGTTGGCTAAACCGTCAGATGTACGGGCAAAATCCCCTTGTGCTGCGCCTGTTTGTTCAAAAATAAGTTTTTGAGCAGCCAAAACTTTTTGTTGTGGTGTAAGTGCGTTTTTAGTCGTATTGACAATGCCTAATTCAAGCGCGGCTTGGCGAAGTGAAGCGTCGTCAAGTAAAACGCCATAAGCACGCAACGGTTCGGCTTCTCCACGTAGCGCAGCACCAATTGCGTTGATTGCCTGCTCAGGTGAGGTGTTATTGAATGAAGCAAGGTCAGACGATAGTTTGACGAAGTCAATTGAGAAATTCGACAGGTCTTTTCCAGATAAGCCAGCAGCCTTGCCAAATGTCGCAAACGTTGCAGCTGCGTCTAATGCTTGTTGTTTTGTTTGTCCTAATGACCCAGCCGCTTGCGAAGCAAATTTCTCAATGTCTTTTGCGGTGTCACCAAATAAGACACCAACCTTTGAAATTGTTTCTGATAAATCTGACGCGGCTTTTACGGCGTCCACGCCGATTTTGACTGCCATTGCACCCGCTGCGACTGCGGCTGCTGCTAGGGCTGCGCCAACGGCTTTGCCAACCTTACCCATTTTGTCGCCGAAGGTTTCGACGTCGCCCGTTGCTTGCTTTAAGGATTTGTTGAGATTGTCAACGTCGCCAAGAATGGAAAGTTTGAGGGTGCGATTGCCAGCCATTAGTCGTACCTCTTAACTATTGTTGAAAATGCTTGTTCCCATTTTTTCACAATGTCAGGCTGGACGCTTCGAAGTGTTGGATAAATAAACCAACCGCGTGACCCTCGACCTTCACGACCTGACCACACTGGAAATTGCTTTAGACGATTTGAGCCGAATTCAGCACCGCCCCATAGTTGCTGGGTTGTGCCGCCGCCCCTAAGTTTTTGACCTGCAAAACCAAAACTGATTTCACCAATTTTTGATGATTTGGAAACCTTTGAACCTTCGGCAACACGATTGTCCAGGCGGTTATTCGTACGCCCTGCGGCTTCAACGATTTTGCCGCGAACCCATGTTGCTAATTCGCTTGTAACTTCTTTTGCTTGTTGAGTTGCTTCTTCGTCCATTGCTTTGAATGATCGGACAATGGCGCGCAATTCCGCTTTGTCGTAACTGATTGCGTCAGTTGCCATTTGCCTGCCTTTCCAAAATCTCAATGACCGTCAAAATGTCTTCGGCACTTTCAAATTCGCTGGGCGGTAGCCCCGTTGCCAGGGCTACTTCCCAAACGATTCGACTTAGGCTTCCGACTGGGTGGCTTTTGGGTTTGCGTCACCAACGATCACTTCGGAAATGGTTTCCGTCCATGCTTCGATTGGCTTGACTGGCTTGCCAGCTGCTTCGCGTTTCATGGCGTGATAAGCGAGAAATACTAAATCGGAAAGTCCGATTTTTTCTTGCGCCTGGGAAATAGTATTCCCCGTGTGCTTTTCCCATTTAACCCACTCAGGTGGCGCAGCCGTATAAGTTGACTGCGCCCCGTCGTTGTATTCAATTGTTATTGGTAACTTCATTTTTTCTCCCGATTGTTAGTTTTTAACTGAATGTTTCAGTAGGTGTTCCCACTACCACGAATGATAGGTCAACGGTCTGTGCGTCAGGTGCTGCCCCGCCGACTGCTGGAAATACTGGCATGACGTTGAATGCAAAAACTGCACCCGAAACGGCAGTCAATGAAACTGCCAATGTTGTGTTTGGGTTCGATTCGCAAGCCGTCCATAATGCTTCGCACAATGAACCTGACGCGCCCCAGTCAGCAAGCATTGAAACGTCGAATGTCCACTGATCGTCAATGTGCTTGTAAGCCTTGCCGTCAAGTGTTTGGTACGTTTCCACCGTTGGTGAATTCGCAAGTGTCGCACTGGTCGCCTGTGCGTCGTAGTTAACGGTCGCGATCGTCAGTGTTAAATCGCGACCCGTGATGATCGTTGTTGGCACGTTATCTCCTTTTATGTCGTTTGTGTGTAGTAGGTCGAAACGTTTATGTCAGCAACCAACATGGGCGATTGACCCACTTCTAGCACGGTTGGCTTTTCAATAACGCCCACGACGTATCCCGCTGGCATTGCAGCGAGAATTCCTATGATTAGTTTTTCCAGGTTGTCCAATGACCCAGCGTTGCTATTGGAAGCAACAATTGCTGAAATTGCAAAATTGATTTTGACCTTTGTTGAAGATTTGCCGATCAAAACCACTTCCATGTAAGGCGAATCAGGCACGACCACAATTGCGGGCGGGATTGGCGATTCGGGAACGCTGGCGTACACGTTAGCCGACAACGCGCTGAAGGCGTTTGCTAAGGCTGCGCGGGTATCTGAAATGGCATTGGCTGGCACTTATTGAACGACCGTTTCAACGTCCAGGTATGGCATAAGCAAGGTTGAAACACGGTTGGTCAGGCTTCGTCCCATGCGGTACGGCGTTGAAGCAAAATCCACGCCCTCGATCTGTCCACCTGCTGCAACGCGTGATTGGAACACTTCGACGCTGACTGCCAAAACTGCTGATTCGATTGGTGCGCTTGACGCATAGATTTCAGCTGCTGAATAGCCTGAAAGTGTTGCAGTGCCTGTTGGAATGATCTCGCGCAATGTGACATTTGATGAAGTCAATGCAGCGGTGAAATAGTATGTTGCAACGTCAACGACTGTGTGCGTTGCGCTGAATGGTGCTGGCAAACCTGCCACGATTACGGACTGACCAGCCACAAAATGATGTGGGCGTTGTGTGTAGAAAAACGCCACGTTTGATTCTAATTTGTAAGCGTTGACCGCTGAAGAATTTGAAACCAGCATTGGCAAAATGACCGCTTCGGCGGTGTTGATAATTTCGTCAAGATAACTGTCTGAATAAAGGCTGACGGAAACGCCAAGCACTGTACGCAATTGGCTCGCAGTGACAATACTTGGCATTTCCGTCCCCCTCGTTGATCGGCTGCGGCGAGATCGGGAGAACCCGCCGCATGATTAGTTTTTTACTGCTTGTTGAACTTGAACGCGCCTGCACCGATCTTCGTTGCAATTGCGCCCT